TTGGTCTTCGCGCCCAGCACCGCGCCGGCGACAAGATTATTACCACTGGCCAGGGTTACGGCGTCTAGGCTTAGAGTGCCGAGACTGGAAAGCAGGAACTCTGCGGTTCCGCGAGCTTGCGTTTGTGCGGTCATGGGGATTCCTTAGCGCTGGCCCATCGCCTTGCGACGATTGGCATAAATATCAACGGACGAAAGCTGCACGACCGCTTCGCCGGCTGGCGGCTGGCCGTTCGGGACCGTAGCTTTGAACAACGCCGGATCGGAACCGCGCGCGGGAGCCTTGGCTTTCAGCGCTTCGGATACTGCGGAGAACGACAGGTCCGACATATCAAGATACGGCTTGGCTTTTTCATCGCTGAATTCCAGGCCGCATTCGCTGAACAGCACCTGGACGGCGGCCATACGGTTTTCAGTGCGGTACGTCGAAAGCGCGGTTTCAGCGGCATCGGCGCGGGTCTTTTCAGCCGACAACTGGACGGTCAAGTCAGCGACTTGGCGCTCCAGATCAGCAAGGCGGGTATCATCAGCCATGAGTGGTTCCTGTGGCGGGGTTGGCGATGGGGTGTCGGGAGCCGCAAAAGCAGCTACGGTGGTATTGGGGTCAGCGTCGGCGGGAACGAAAGAAACTTCGAGGATGCGGGCGTTGCGGAAGATCGTGGATAAGGAAAGCGATTGGCCGTTGATGTTGACCGTTTGCGGTGGATTCATTTCCTCAGAATTGGCATTGAATCCTACCGACAGCTTCCATGGCGCTTTCTCCATGAATTCCCCGGCAACGGACTTTCCGGCTTCGGTCGTTCGAGAGAATTGCCCGGCGACTCGAATAGCGTCCCCTTCGATCCAAACACGGCAATGTCCCGCGCGCTGATCGGGGTCATGATTGACCAGTGCGAACATTTGGTCGGGGATAGACAGCGAGCCAATATCGATTGCTGAATCGCCGAACCAGCCGTAGTTCGGGACTACGCCACCGGAGTACGCGATACCGCTAAAACCAGTCGGAATCCCGTTGGTTTCGTCAACCGTAATGTCAGGGGCAAACGTAAGATGACGCGGCATGTTATTCATGCCGGCTATGGTATGGAAGCGGTTGGAAACTATTAAAAAAAAAGTTTCCTAAGGCGTGATGCGTCCTTGTCTATATTGCGCGCGGATCATACGAATCAAGCGCGTCGTGACTCCAAATCGAGACGCCAGCCGGTCTATGCTGGCGTTGTCCGCAATCGCGCGGGCGATGATGCGGTTCCGCTCGGCAACACGGGCGCTGCACTGCCGGTCTATGTAGATCGACTCGCCCTCGAACTCGGCGCGGATCGCCCGCATGATCGATGCGGCGACGTGTTCGGCCTGAGCAATCCCGGCACTGGACAGTGCCGTGCGAATCGTGCGTTCGAGTTCTTCGGAAATCATGCGGCATTATCGCACAAGACGCAAAAAGCCCGCCATGTGGCGGGTTGGTTGGGTTGCGTGGTATTTATGCGGCGAATATCACATCCATTGCTTCACTAACAAGCCCGCCAGTAGCGCGAACGCATGCGGGAATATCGCGTACCCCGCCGCACGTCCTACATCATCCAGTTTGATGTCATTTTCCTGCTTGTACTGCTTTGGAGTGTACTGGTTCGTCAGATAGCCAACGATCAAAGACACGCCGATAGCCTGAGCCAGTGTCAGCGGAGGCAGCGCAAATGTAGGCACAACGAACCAGCCCCATAAGCAAGTAAGTACGTAGCCACCCCATATTGCGTAAAGCGCGGCCAAACCCAGCATTGCAGCAACCATCGTCAGTGTACACATCAGCCAGGTCATGATCAAAACCCCTGATCGTCCGACGAACTAGGCGCGGTCGGCTTGTCGATCAGAAAATCGTCAAGGCTGGCACCGGCCTCGATCTTATCTTTCAGCCATCCGGGTTGCTTGCCTTTCCCTGCCCAGGTGCATTCTGGATTCGCCGGGTCGCGATACTTCGGCTTGCTCGGGTTGACCATCTTGGCCGGTTGCGGTTGCAGTTCCGACAGCGCCGCTTGGTCTTCTGCCATGCGGGCTTTCAGTTCGGCGATGCGCTCTTCACGCTTCTGTTCCAGCATCTTCTGGACCTCACCGGCATACTCGGCAATAGAATCGGCGATATACCGCAAATCACCGAAACTCATTCCTTCCAGCGTCGGCAGGATCAGCCGGCGTTCGATGGGCACAGGGGCGTCGCCCATGATTTCGTTTTCAAATTTCAGCATGTCTTATCCCTCCACCGCAATCAAACAGGCTTCACGCCCCACCACGTCAACCCAAGCCGGCGGCTTGCCGAGACCGGTCCAGGTCTGTTCTGGATTGCTGGGGTTTCGATACTTGGCCGGCCGCGAAGACTTAACCCGCTTTTTCTTCTCTTCCGGCTTCGCGGCCGGCTTCATCGCCAGCAATTGTGAGCGGCGCTGTTCGAGATTGGCTAGCTCTTCATCGATCCGCCCCAGCAACTCTGATTCGATTTGCCGCTTTTGTTCTAGGAGTTCATCAGTCGTCATCGAAGCGTATCCCATTTCATTACCTTGCGTTAATGCCGAATTGGCATAGCCGATAATACGCAAACGATTATGGGATTGCAATTAGAATAAACGACGGAATAGATCAAGAAACCGTTGCCACCAGGATTGAGGCCGGCTTGCATCGATATATCTTTGCAAAAGCTCTAACACGTCCGCTTGATCTTGATCGTTGTAACCGAAGAAAGGCCGCGCTGGAATATCGCCCCATGGGATAGGTCCGCCTTTGCGCGTCCTTCCATAACTGCCTTTCTTTGCGCCGTATTGATGCGTCCCCGCGTAGACTACATTCGTTCCAAGTTCGACGCTACCACCAACGACTTTATACGTGATGCCACTCGCCAGCCGTCCGGTATCCCGCAATATTTGCGCGCCGCTTCCTGCTTTGCGACGGCGGGACAATGTTACAGCGCTTAATTCCTTCCATGGCAAACCGTCAGGGTCTACTTGATCGACAAACCGCTGTTGGGTATTCGATACCAAGATTTGCCCGATACCTTCCATGGCCGGTTGGATATTCCCGGTGCGCCGTTGCAGTTCAGCGAGTAACTTTTGCGTCTCATCGGCGCGCACGTCGATCTTGATCGTAGTCATGGCTAGAAGATCGAGGACAGCAATCGAGAAAGGAAACTCCATCCCGATGCAAATAGGCCCATGATCGTTTCAAACCATCCAGGCGGCGCTGCTCCCGCTGCCGATTTGACAGCCTCAGCCAAGCCGCGCGCGGCGTCTTCGGCGGTTGGCTTATAGCCCCATCCAGTTCCCGGTTCATCCGTTGGCGTCGGTTTGTTGATGCCAGTTGGCCCACGGCTTCGCTTTGCGGCCTGTGATTCCGTAAGAGAAATCAGCGTGGACCGGCAGTTGTGGTGCATTTGCGGGCTGTTGCGATTCCAGAATGGGTCATCGGCACGGCGAATAATCCCGTTTCGGTGCCGGCAAATATCGGTCGTTCTAGCGTCGTTGATCGCGGAAAACATCAGATAGGGGAAAGCATCTTTATTTTCCTCGAACTGCTTCCAGCGCCCGGAATTGTAGGCATTCTGGTGGAAGTTCCGAAACACGGTTTCCATGTGCGCGTCGGTCAACGTGCCAACGGTTTCCCCGGCCCGCGCTTTCCATTGCTCGAAGGTTTCCCCTTGCGATAGCGATTCGGTGAGAGAATCCAGCGTGACTTGGATTTGTGCGAGGCTAGTCAGGTAGCTAACAGTGAATGCCCGCCCGCGCGCATCCGTGGCAACGGTATTGTAAAAATCGGCAGGGAGTACCACGCCCCGCGCCTTCGCCCAGGCTATCGCTTCATCAAAGGTTCCAGGCAACGGCAGATTGATAGCCATTACAGCGTGCGCTCATCCGCTGCAACGTACCCGATGACTTCAGCCGCGAAGTGGGCCATCTCTAGAGCGCGCTGGAATTCGGGACTCTTGTTGTCCAGGCCCTCGAACAATCGCAGCATCCGCGCATTGAGTTCATCTGGATTTGATGCCTGCATCACGGCTTCCCGAATCAGTGCAGGATCAAGCGGGTAATCGCCAGCCGCTTTCTGGGTCTGGGTTACGAGGTCATCAATGGCTTGCTGGCCTTGACCGACCGTTCCGGTATCGCCAGCGGCGAAGGTTAGGGGCCTGGGAGCGGACATGCCCGCATTGACGGGCGCGGCTATGCGGATAGCCGGCTCGATGTCATCATCCGCGAGATCGTAGCGATTGACGAAATACCCGCGCGTCAATTGCAGGCCACTGGACGCTAGCACCGGCGCGAGGTTCTTGTCGCGTTCAGCCCGCGCTTGTTCGATCCCGGTTTCATCGCGCCGCACAAACCGTAGGGGCTGGATTTTATTCATGTAGCAAAGCGCTGTCACCACCCGCTGGCACACGTCAGCGCTCAATCGCACGTCAGCGAGACGGCGTGTGTCCTCGACCTGCAATCCCACTTCACCGGAAGCGCGGGAGCCGTATTGCCCGCCGTCGGTCGTCATGGTGTTGCCAAGTATTAGCTTTTGAATGCGCTTGGTCAGCGCCAATTCCATTCGCTCGAATTCTCCGGCGGTGCTCGGCTGAACGGTCTGCACCTTATCTTTATCATCGCCTTGCCAAGCAATGACCGAGCGCGTCCCTTGCGCCCGCATCGCCGCGACAAAGCCGGCTGGGTCCGATACCATCCCCATGACGATAGGTTGCCCGAACGTGGTTAGGAAGTTCAGCCACATCCCCCAACCTTCATGACGCCATTTCACCGGATACCACAGCCGAGAAAGCAATGATTCTCCGTAGGGATTGCGGCGCGTTGGATTGCGGACGATAGGGAAAAACTTCAACGGTGAGCACTCAAGCCCTAGCGTGCCGCCCGTTCCATCACTCGGAAAATAGCGCCAATCCAGTGATTCACCGGAGATTTGGAACCACTCAATCGGGCACTGCGCAAAGCTATCAATGCCAATCGATCCGCCCAAGTCAGAGTAGACCATTTCAGACATGGAATACCCGTAAGCGACCGCTGATACCGTGGCCCGGTCAATCGCTTCGATAACGCGTCCTAGCTGATCGGTAATAAATTCAGCGTCTTTTGATTCGTTCGGTTCAATCGCCCACGGCGTGGCAATCAGCGCGGAAACGCGGTCCTCAAGCCGCCCTGATATTTCGTCATCCAGTTCCAACTGTCTGAGCATGTGCCGTTGCACGCCGGCCTTTTGAAGCAACAAATCCGGGTCTGGCACGGTCGAAAACCAGCGCAGCATTTCCTCGTAGACTTGCTCGGAAAATAGCGCATCGCGCGACGCCATGATTTCCTTCTTATTCTGCATTGGCGCGAACTGTAGCCATTGCTTGAATCGTTCAAACATTCGGGAATCCTCCAGGCAAATACAGTCCGCCTAACGCTTCGTAGTCTACAACTTGTAAATGGGATTTATGCGACAAGTCCAATTCAGTCAATGCAAACACCATGGCATCTAGCCGGTTTGGCGATTTCCCGCCAGGAACAAACAGACACATCTCATCTTCCAACTTCGGGAATGATCCGACATGATGCACTAGGCCATGCTCGTATTGCGCTGCCACCGGGTCCGCCCTGACCATTTTCCCACGGCTGGAATGCACTAGCTTGACGCGGATGTTCGGGTCAACCGTGGCAATCGTCAAGGCGACCATTTCGCCGCCCGCGTTTGATTCAGCGACGATCATATCTGCATGATGACGATGATACGCGGCAACCGCCGCTTGTGCCCACTGGAGCGGGGAGCCTTGCAGTGAGTCATCGCCAAGGATATAGCCATGCCCAGCACTCAATGCCGCTGCGACAATGCCGGCCTCATCGCCGGTACTGGTTTCCGAGGGATCGACGCCGATGATAATTCGTTCCGTTTGATCGGGTATACGATAGACGCGGTTTGATTCAATCGTGTGGCGCGTCCACAATGCGCCAGGCGCTTCATCCACGTCTTCCGCCATGATTTCCATTCTGTAAGCCAAAGCCGTCATGTCGTTCGACAATTCGTCCAGGGCTTCGCTAGAAATATGCGGGTTATCGTGACTAGAAAAATGGACCAGCTTCCAGCGTGGATCGCCGGATGCTTTAATGCGCTTAAACATCTTGGCGGCATGTTGCGGGTCGTTGGCTTTTGATGCGCTGCGCGATGCAAGAGAGGGCGGGGTGTAGATAAAAGCAGCGTCGCCGTTATTGTCAGCCAGCATCGGCGCGCCAACCACGCCCCAGACCTCTTCGTTCATCAATTGGAATTCATCGAGAATCAACTCATCGGCATAATCGCCGCGCAAGGTATCCGCATTCCATGCGGTTTTTGCTCTAATGCGTCGTTCTGTCCCAGGTAGTTCCAGGATATGCCGAGTTGAGTTCTTGTTGAATATCTTCTGATCGATGGGGTCTTGAAATATTCGACACGTTTCAGTCCAGAAACGATCTACTTGATCGATGGTTGGCGCTGCATAGAGCACGCGCTTTCCTGCTAAAAACTTTTGTGCGGAGCGGATCGCCACGCCAACTGTTTTACCGCCGCGCCGCCCCGCGCGAACCATCACCCGTTTTTTATCGGTTTCTACAAATTCCTTTTGTTTTTCATGCGGGGTTGGCATAACAATATCATACGCCATCAGCTTGGATACCTGACGATAAACTCAATCTCTCTTTGCTGGCCTTTTTGCTGCCTAGACTCAATCGCTTTATGCGCAACATCTTGTGCATTTTTCAGCGCCAGCGCGAGTTGATTCAGGTTTTTCCCGTCAATCCTACGGTCTTCTTGCGTGCGAATCTTAATCACTTCATCTTGAACGATGCTGATTATTTCGCGCGCGGCACCGCAAGCCTCAACGCTAACGGCTTCTATTTCTTTGTCTTTAGTGCCAGCATCTATTTCGCTCATCACTTAAAATTACGTCAACAAAAAATCCTTAAACTCATTCCGCAATCTCAATTGTTGCGGTAGCGCCGGATGCAGTGAATTTGACCGCATTAACTGCCCCGCCAAGCACAGC